ACGATGCTGCGTTCGTGGTTGTGGCCATTCACCAGGATCGACGCATCCGGCGCGATGGCGGCATAACGGCCACCGCCCATGGTGCCCTTGGTGATGATCCCGCCCCAGGCGCCATGATGAAAGAACAACGTCGTGCGCCGGATCTTCTCTTCTCGATTGGCGCCAGCCATGAAGAAGCTGAACCAGATGAAGCCCTGGTAACGCATGTGCTCGCACGGCGAGCCATAGCGGTCGCGCATCAGGCGGGTCAGGTTGCCGAGGGGGTCAATTTCGTTATGGCTGATGATCGCCGTCTCATGGTTCCCGTCGCTCATCATGAGGACGGTTTGCGCGAACGGCTTGAGCCATTCAGCGGCTTCGTCAAACACCAAATCAAAGTAATTCGATCCCAAGTGCTCCGGCCTGATGCTGCTCTTGCTGGCGCGCCGATCGCGCTTGCCTTGCATCAGGCACAAGACATCACCAAACATCAACGCATGGGCGCCGCGGCCTTGGGCCTGCTTGAGGTGCTTCCGCAACAGCTCGCGGTCACACTTCGGGTTGTCAAGGTGGATGTCTGAGCAAAGCAGAAACTCATGGGGCTCTGCTCGCTGGTAGGGAATGCGGATCTCCAGCAGCTCAGGGCTGTGGCGTAACAGCCTGATCTTCCTGGGTTGTGCCATAAGATCCCGCCGGCCCCTGCAGGCTAGGGATCTCAGGCTTCCTAGGCTGGTCCTGTGGGTGCTGCATTGCCTCGGCTGCTCTACGGGCCGGGGTTTTTTGTTGGATGCCCGGCCTTCGGTACGGTTGCAGGCCGCCCCCAACGAAAGCGACCACCGCGCCCCCCTTGCGGATGATGGGCCGACCGGGCATGCGCATCGTGGCATGAAAAAGCCCCCGGGTGACCGGGGGCGGGATGCGGCCTGGGCTCAGGCGCCCAGGATGGTGTGCGGGCGCGGGTCGTTCTCCAGCGAGACAGAAACGGAGCCAGCCCAGTAGGCGTAGAACTTCGGGTCAGCAGCCAGGGCGGCCAGCGCCTCGGCCTCGCTCTTGTGGCGGGTGATGACCGACCGGCCAGCGACCACGCCCCAACGGCGGGCGGTGACCTTGGCAACGTACAGGCCGGGAGTGGTGACGGTCATGGTTGGTTCGTGGGTGGTGGAGGGCCTCCCCTCCAGTGCACTTATTTTAGCCCATGCGTGACGGCTGGCAACAGGTCAGCCTGGCCAGTTCACAATCCGTCACGCTTGCGCTTCTGCGCTCGTCTCACCCGATCCGCTCGATCGGCCCGGCCTTCTGGGGTCAGGCGGGTCCAGCACCTGCAGCACAGCAGCCCACGTGCCCCGGTGTGCAGGATCCCGCAGGCCTGACAGGTTGGCCGCTGCGCTGGCGGCAGACGCCCGGCCTTGCGCTCGCGGTAGCGGCGAGCGCGCTCGGCGGCGGTGGGGTCAGGCATCGTTACCACTGGCGAAGGCAAGCAGCTCACGTAGCTGGCCGTTGATGTGGCTCATGTTGCCGGCGTATCCCCAGTTGCCGTTGATTGAATCTGGTTCGGGCATGTCTTGGATGGCTTCCTGTAGCTGGGCCAGAAGCGCCATGGCGGTGGCGTGGCCCATGGCGTAGGTCTCGGCGGCGGTGGTCATGGCTGATGGTGGGTGGTGGGTGGATCTCTCCCCCCGGTGAACTTATCTTAGCCCATGCGTGACGGCATGACAGGGGTCAGGGTGGTCGGTTCACAGGTTGTCATATACCGACGACCACTAACGCGAGCCTGCGTGTCTACCGGCATACAATCCGGCGCATGGGCAAGCTCCACATCGGCTACGGCAGGGTCAGCACCGCATCAGGCGAACAGCTGAGCGCGCTGGATGGGCAGCTGCGCTGGCTCCAGGGGCAGGGCTGCGAGCCGATCCTCCACGACGTGGAGTCGGGCTTGAACGTGGACCGAGCCGACTATGGCCAGCTGCTGGCACTGATCGCCTCCGGCCGCGCCGGGGTGGTGCGGGCCACCCGTGCCGATCGGCTGGGCAGGGATGCCGCCGAGCTGGTGCGGCTGGTGCAGGGCTGCGACGCCGGCGGGGTCACCGTGATCACCAGGGATGATGGGCAGCTCAGTGCGCGCACCGCTGAGGATCTGGTGATGCTCTACCTGCGCGCCGCCATGGCGCAGGGGGAAAGCATGAAGATCAGCCAGCGCGTAAATGCGGGTCTTGCGCAGGGTCGATCCATCGGGAAGCCCATGCGGAAACCCTGCTGGGCATACCAGCTCCGCGCCGATCGACTGGCGCTGGAGCCGCACCCCGTCGAGTTCGGCAAGGCTCAACGCTTCATCCGCCACCTGCAGGACAACCGCTGGCGGATGGCCACCACCCTGCAGGAACGCCGCGACCTGGCGCCGTTCAGCAGCTGCCGCGGCGTGCGGGCCTGGTTGCTGAACCCCACGTTGCGCGGTGGCATCGGTTACCACCAGCGCGCCAACCACACCTATGAAGCGATCACATGGGGCCGGCACCAGGCGCTGCTCAGTCATGCGCAGTTCAGCGAGTTCGAGCGGGTCACCAGCGCCAACCGGCTGCTCTGGGGGCACAACTCCACCACGATCCCCCGGTTGCTGACCGGGCTGTGCGAGTGCGCCGAGTGCGGCTGCCGGCTCAAGTACATCGGCGGCAGGACCATCCCGAGCCTGAAGTGCTCAGGCACCCTCTGCAGCCAGCTCTACAAGGGCACCCGGGAAGACGTGATCGTGCGCTATGCAATCGAGCAGCTGAGCCAGCGGGCAGCCGAGCGGCTGGCGGCCAGTGTCGGCGCTGAGGAGCCGCCAGAGGCGCGGGAGCTGCGCCAGAGCATCGCCGCGCTCACCGCCCTGGGGGATCCTGATCTGGCTGGGGTGATCGCGGCAAAGGAGCAGCGGCTGGAGCTGCTGCTGCAGCGGCCGGCGGCGGATGACGGACTGGCCCAGCGGATCAGCGACCCGCGCTGGTTTGATCTGGCGACGGCCGACGAGCTGCGCGAGATCCTGCAGGCGCTGGTCGAACGGGTGACCGTGACCACGCAGGAGCCGACGGCCATTCGCCTGCGGCTGTAGCTGCGTCATAGCGGGCGGTGATCGCCAGCACGATGGCGCCAAGATCGGGGGCGGGCCTGGTCATGCTCAGGAGTCTGAGCCCAGCGGCGCCACTGCGTCAACCTGCAGCAGTTTCGATGCTGATGCGCTGAGGGTCGGAGTTCCCAGTGGCGGCAGGTTGAATCAGGACCTTAGGGTTGTGGCACCACCTGCCCAGGATTGCGACCATGAGCACCCGCCAACAGATCCGCGCCACCCAGGCCGAAGCCGCCATTGCCTTCGGCGCCATGCTGCGCCGCTGGCGGGAGCGCAACGGCTGGACCCAGTACACCGCCGCCGAGTGGGCCAATCAGGCTGCCAAGCCGTTTGCCACCCTGCCCCATAGCGGCCTGAGCGAGCTGGAGACGGGACGAACCAAACACCCGCGCGCGCCGCTGTTCCTGTACCTGGGGGAGATGAACGCCAGGGTCACCGCCGGCGATTACAAGGGGGTGAGCTCCCGCAAGATCCTTGACGAGCTCACCGGCAGCAAGCCGATCTGCGATCAGGCTGGCCAGCCATGGGGCCCTGCGGCCTTCTGGGAATGTCATGCCGGCATCCGCCCCATCCCCGACTGGCTACAACCCAAGCCGCTTTCGCCGTTCCCAGAGCTCACTCAGCAGGCCGCCACCGACCTGGGCGATGACTGGCGAGAACAGGTGATTGAGGTTGGCGCGGCCCACAAGCTGCGTCCACTCCAGGCCATGGGGCAGTTTGCCCGGGTGGTCCCCGCCGCTGCCCGTGAGGCGGTTGAAGACGGCCTGGCCGGTGGCTTCACCCCTGAGCTGCTCCAGCCCTGCTGGAACCCTGAGGAGGGCGAGTGGGCTGTGGTGGGTTGGATCGGTGATTGGGCCGCTGCGTTGGCGGGTCGGAGTGCCACCCAATCGGGGGGGGGGGGGGGGGGGGGGGGGGGGGGGGGGGGGGGGGGGATGATGGTCGGAGTTCTGATTTAAACGCTTGCGTCGTGGCTTAGTTAGGAGCTAAGGTCCGGTTGTGCAGCATTTCAGCACCACATGCACCAACAACCCCAACTCCTATCTACGGAGCTGGCCCTCAAGGCATTTGATGCCGATGCGGCGTTTTCAGCCGCCCTGGCCCAGCTTCAGCTTCAAACCCATGGCCAAGGCGCCGCCAACGTCTTGGCGGCTGCCAATGAAGCCGGCTTCTGCTGGCTGTTTCGCCCCATTGATGGGGAGGTGACTGAGGCGATTCTGCGCCACAGCGCTGGTTCAGAGGAGAAAGCCCTCGGGGATGACCCGCTGGCTTTGATCCTGGGCCTGCTGGGCGCTTTGCCTTTGCCGCAAGAGGCTCAGCCTGCTGAGCCTGATAAAAAAATGCGGAAAGCGCATAAACCGGCGGATCCGGTTGAGGCGGTTGATGTAGCCGCCGAGTCACTGGCCGCTGCCACCTGCGGTGTGGTCATCACTGAGCCTGCTCAGCCGGGCCGGGCGCCCGAGGATCCCTTGAGCGATCAGGAGAAGGCCGCGTCGATTCAGATGATCAAGGAAATGGACGCGGCCGAGCGCAAGTCGTTTGCCATCAGCTTCCGCAGCGCCTTCAAGGTGCCTGCCAGCGAGAAGGCGATCGCGCCATTGATCGTGCAGTTCCAGCACCTTGACTTTGTGGACCGCTTCACCGGCGAAGCTGCCGGGCTGGTGCGGCCATGAACGACCCACGCAACCGCGAACGCCTCCGCCGTGCCCTGGAGCTCCTTGAGCAGGTGGGTAACGAATACCAGGCGGCGCTGTCTGAAAAGGCAGCGGCCAGCCTGGAGCAGAACCCCGGCCCGATCGGCATCGGTCGCATGCTGGGGCTCAGCCGGCAGACCGACACCATCGAGCGGCTGGCCAGGGAACTGGCCGACCTGCTCGGCGATTACCCGCCGGCTCGCATGGCCCCTGTCCTGTCCATTGTTGAAGACGCAGCAGCATGACCCGCCAGCATCAGAGTCCAGAGCCTGAGCCGCGCAAGCGCCGGCCGACGTTGCCAGCCACACAGAACCGCCGCACCTACGGCAGCGCGCAGCGCCTAGGTGGCGGCTCGGTGGTCGTGATGGTGAGCCTCAGGGCCGACTCTGCCGCCGCGGTTCTCGACCTGGTGGAGCGGCACCAGCTCAGCCGCTCTGGCGCGGCACACCACTTGATCCGCCTTGGTGCGGGTCTTGATCCCCTTTCCCCCCTGAATTGACCATGGCATCCGAGATCCACTACACGCCCCGCGCCACCGTGCGTTGGGCCCACCTGATCACCCCGCGCGCGCAGCTCGACGAATCCAAGCCGAAGGCCTGGACCTGCGAGCTGGTGTTGGAGCCCAAGACCAACCCCAGTCACGCCGCGTTCATCGAGAAGCTTGAGGCGATCTTCACCGAAACTCACGGCAGCAAAAAGAAGCGCTCCGATAAAGGGGTGCCCTGGAAGGCCGACAGAGACGACGCTTCCAAGGTGGTCGTCAAGTTCAAGACCCAGCAGTTCACGCGCGACGACGGCAGCACCGCACCGGGCCCGCGCGTCATCGATGCCAAAAAGCAGCCCTGGGATGGTGCCGCCATCGGCAACGGCTCCGAGGTGATTTTGAGCTTCACCACCTACGGCTGGGAGCGGCCGGAAGGGACGGGCCTGAGCTTGCACCCCAAGGCCGCCCAGGTGGTCGGCTTCGTGCCCCGGGAGGAGCAGGACGCGACTGATGGATTTGAGGAGCAGGAGGGCTACAGCGTCGCTGCTGATGCCGGTGGCTTTGCTGATGAGTTCAGCGATAGCGAGGAGGCACCCTTTTGATGCTGGCCCTTCCTCTTGCCCTGCTGTTTGACCCCAGTTCGTTGGGGCCCTTCAACACGCTGCCCAACAACACTGCAATCGTTTGCATCGATCCCGTCGTTGGCGTAGGAACCTGCAGGCCGATCAACGTGCCTGGCGCCCCCAGTCCTGCCCCGCTGCTGGGCGCAGCTGCCGGGTTCCACTGGAGCCGCCAGCTGCGCCGCCGCATCAAGGAGGTGGCATGAGCGAACACGAAGCCCAACGCTGCGCGTTCTCGCTGCTGCTGGCCGTGTTGGGTGTGGCTGTGATCTGCATCGGTGGTGGTCATTCCGGTTCGCTGGTGGTGGCCGCTGCGCTGGGCATTGCGGCGGTGCTGATCTGCCCCACGCCGCCCTGACCCATGAGCAGCGATGACGCGGCAACGCATTGGCTCCAGCAGGCTGGGCGCCAGCCGCTGCTCACCGCAGCCGAGGAGCTCCACCTCGGCAGCCTGGTTCGGGCCTGGCAGGATCATCCTGCTGGGCCTGATCAGGCTCCTGCTCGCATCACTCGCCGCGGCCGCAGGGCCAGGGATCGCATCGTCAGCGCAAACCTGCGCCTGGTGGCCCATGTGGTGCGCACGATGCGCCCCGGCCTGGGCCGGCAGGTTGGGGAGGCTGATCTGCCCGACTTGTTTCAGGCTGGCGCCATGGGCCTGATGCGTGGCGCGGAGCGATTTGATCCGGCGCGGGGCTACAAGTTCTCAACCTTTGGCTACTGGTGGATCCGGCAGGGTGTCAGCCGTTGGTGCGATTCCAGCAGCAGGCTGATCCGGCCACCATCAGGCCATGCGCCCAAGTTGGCCAGGCTGGGCCGAATCGGCGAGGAGCTGCAGCGGCAGCTGGGGCGCCAGCCCAGCCGCGCCGAACTTGCCGAAGCGCTTGGCATGAGCCTGCGTGATCTTGATCTGGTGCTCACCGTGGGCCAGTCCTGCTGCTCACTCGATCAGCCGGTGGCCGGGTCCGAAGATCCATCGCCACTGGGCGCCATGCTTGCCACGCCTGGCGCCTCAGAGCCTGACCCGTTGACCATGGAGCTGCGTGAGCGCATCGCCGCGTTGCCGCCGGTCCAGGCCCGGTTGGTCGCTGGCCGCTGGGGGATTGGCTGCGCCAAGCTCAAGCTGGGGCCGCTGGCGGCATCCGAGAAGCTGACCATCCCAGCCGCCCGGGCGCAGCTGCGTGAGGCTGAAGCAGCGTTGCGCACGCCGCTGCCGGAGGTGGCGCGGCAGCTCAGCCTCAGGATCCCAACCCAAACCACCCGCGCAGCTCAGCGGCCCAGGCGCGGTGCTGATCGCTGGGCGGCTGGTTGACGATTTCCTTGATCTCCAGCTCCTGCACCCGGGCCAGCGCTTGCCGCAGCAGCTGATCCTGTGTCACCAGGTGAACCAACGCCGAATCCAGCCGGGCCTCGAGGTCGTGGCGGTGGAGCTTGGGGATCGCCCGGCGTGCGCGCTCCAGCTCAAGCTCGGCCGACAGACTGAGGGCAGGGTCAAGCCAGGCCATGAGCAGCGCACCTCAGGATCTCCAGTCTGACGGCGACCGCTTGCACGTCGTCATCGACGAGCGCGGCAGCGCCTGCTGGGAGATTTGCGCCGGTGGGGTGTGCCTGCGTGATCGCTGCGGGCTGAAGCTCATGGAGCGCTACCGGGCCCTGCTGGTGAGCCGGGGGCAACCAGTGCCGCTCAGCTGAACAGCCAGGCCCAGCCAGATGCCTGGCCCTCGATCAGCCAGCGCGGGTTGAGATTCCGGTAGCTGTAGCGCAGGTTTCGGCCGCTCTTCCCGCCGGTGCGGAGCCACTGGCCATTGAGCAGGTCCAACTCCCCGAACGGATCATTGACCGTCCAGCCGTAGGCATCGAAACCGTAAGCCGCAAGCCAATGGCCGCCGCCTGATGGCGCCGACGTTGGCCCATGGTGAAGCACACCAATGGCCGCTGGCAGACCGGCGCGGATCTCGGCCTGGAGTTGGGAGGCTGAGCAGTTGGTGACGAACCGGGCGCGCACCTTGAGCTCCGCCAGCGCCGCCTGATGTGCGGCCTGGCTGGTGGTGTCCCCGTGGCGCTCGACCACCCGCAGATAGTCCAGATCGTCTTTGATGCCGCCCACGCCCAGGTAGGCCAGGCACATCCCAATCGAGCTGGACTGGCATTGCCTCCACCCCTCATTCCCGTTATTGCCTTGGGCGAAATACGGGAACCCCGTCAGCGGGTTGGTGGTCTTGCGCACCGGTGGCGGCAGCGGCTTCGGCATTGGCGCTGCTGGGCTTCCAACGGCACGCCAGTCCTCGGTGAATTGCTGGCGCTGCTCAGGCGTGAGAGCCTGATCCAGGGCGCTCAGGGCCGCCAGCTGATGCGGCAGGATCTGGCCGCGTTTGGCGATTTCCTGGGCTGCGTCACGAATTGATGCGATGGTGTTGGCCATGGTGATCAGTCAACAGAGAGCAGGGAGACGGACACATCGAACAGGCCGCCGCTGGTTGGGGTTTCCTCCGGCGGTGCGGCGTAGCGCCATGCAAACTCCACCGGCACCACATCGGTCGCGGTGCTGTGCGTGCGCCACAGCTCCGCCGGGATCTTGAACGGCCTGGCCAGGCTGTGAGCCGCGTAGTGGTCGCGGATCGACTGGGTGTCGGTGGCGTTGAGCCTGCGGAACTGCAATGACATCGGCACGCCGAACGCCAGGGCCCCATGGAGGAACCTGGCTTCGTCACCGTTGGCAAGCGTCGCCGCAGATACCGGGTGAGCACCCAGGCCGTAGGACCGCTCAAGCGGCTCAAGGGCGGGAAATTGCGCCATCAGACCGGCGCCGGCAGCGGGATCTCCCAGGTCGAGGAGTTCCATTGCATGGTGCTGGAACTGCTCACCAGGTCGGTGCCGTTGTCCACGCAGCAGACCAGCTCATCAGCAGAGCTGGCGCCACCGCGGGCCCGAAAAACCACCAACTTGCGCGCCGTGATCGTGCTGCTCGACCAAGTGGCCGCGCCGATGGTCAGCGTCAGTTTGTGCGTGGTCGTGTTGAGCGATGCGCTCAAGGTCACTGCCGTACCGCCGGCGGTGTACCCAGTCCCGCTCACCTCGTTGGTGATGCTGCTCCGCTTGCTGTGAGCGCCACGGTCCTCGGTGTAGCTGCTGGTGGTCAGCAGCGCCTTATAGCTGTGGCTGGTGTTGGCCGCGCCGCTGAACACGTCGGCGAGAAAGCTGTCGTAGACGACGGATGCCACGGGTCAGGGTCAGGAGCCTGGTTCAGGTTAGGTGTTGGGGAACGGGCCGGTAAGCGCCGCAATGTCGCGCCCCACGCCCCTGGTGGCGCGTAGTTCGTCAATGTTGCCATTGAAGAACCAAGTGCTCCCGCCAACGCCGTCCTGTTGCCTGCCAATGTCAAGGACGGCGCCACTGGCGTTGCCATTGGTGGCGCTAAAGCTTCCGCTACCAACTTGCGTGCCATTGCAATAAAGAGTCAACGTGCTTCCCACTTTTTTGGCTGCAATGTCTAGCCATGTGTTTGCTGTAATGCACGAACTGCTGCTAATTGTCACGGAATAGCCCACCCATCCAATAAATTCGATTGAATTACCAACCACCAAAAAGCGCCAAGAGGCCGTATAATCACTAGGCCACACGCCCGCCACTTGTTGAATGCCGGAAACAGTTGTAGTGTAAATTGAAGCCTCAACAGTAAAATCCCCGCTTCCAAAGTCAAACAATCCGCCGGGCGTTGTTGGGCAAGTCAAATAATCACCGGATCCGTCAAAACTGCCGCTGGCTGTGCCAAACCGTTTCCGAGCCGTAGAAAGGCTGGCATCACCAAAGGCCGTCACGGTGTTGGCGTTGACGCTTGAATCGGTGAATGTTGTGCTGCCGTTGCTGCCATCAAAGTGAAGCAGCAGGGAAACATTCGAGAAATACCCATCACTTTGCGGCCTGAACGTGGTTGAGCTGGTCACCCATGCCGCGCTTGCCCCGTAAGCAATCCCACCGTTCCTGGCCCCTGGCGTGAACGTCGAGAAGAAGCTGCGCCAGGTGTCGCCAGGTGCCACCACCAGGCCGCGTGGCTCGGCCTTGAACTCACAGGCCACCGTGAAGACGTTGGCGTGCTCATCGACCACCTGGGGCGGGCTGGCGTAAAGCCAGGCGTAGCCGGATGGAGTCAACGCTGCGGCCAGGGTGGTGGTGCTGAACCCGAACGAATCGAAGCCACCGCGCTGCTCACGGTAATGGCCAAGAATCGCCAGGAAATCCGACTCGCTGACGTTCTCAAACGTCAAACGCAGCCGCCTGCCAATCTCGGCCGTGCCGTGCCGGATGCGTGATTCCGAGCCGTTGAGGCTGCTGGCCATCGTGACCGGCACCGCCCCAAACGTGATCGGCGCAGCTGTTGGAGATAGCGCGGGGAATTGAGCCATTACGTTGGGACGGTCAGGTTCTGGCCTGGATAGATCAGATTGGGATCAGAGCCGATGATGCCCCGGTTGGCGTTGTAGATGTCGGGCCACCTGGTCGAGTCGCCGTAGTAACGGCCGGCAATGTCCCAAAGCGTGTCGCCTGGCTTCACTCTGTAGGTGCGCTTTGATGTGCAGGCGCCAAGGCTGCCATCCGCTGCATTGCAGCAGTATTGTCTGGTTTCAAATCTAAAAGGAGCCCTGAACGCATCGCCGTTGGTTGAGCCAATGATGCCCGAATAATCCCTGCTTTCGGCGTTGCCGTCCATGTTGATGAATGACACCCGGTAACGTTCGGTGATCCAGATGCCATTGTTGACATTGCCAAGCGATGCAACGGTTGGGATGTTTTTAGAGATGATCGTGTCAGCCGCTGAAATGGCCAGATCAAAAGCGTTGATCCTTGCAAAATCAACATTGCTGCTAATGCTGTAATACCCGAAAGGGCAGGGCCCCAGGCCGCCGGTGCCATCGCTGGGACCAAGCGGACCATCAGGGCCCGCCACGGGCGCCCCAGTTCGCGTTGGACTACCGGGCACGCCGGTGCCATTGCCGGCGCCTGGCGGTGCGTCGCGGGGCAGCTCAGTCCACGGGCGGAACAGGTCAATCGACTGCCCCGATGCCGCCCAATAGGTGGATGCCTGGCCGCTGATCGGCGTGCCGCTGGTGATTTTTGCAGGGATCGTGGTGTTGGCCGACGCCCCGGCCACATCACAGCCGCCGCCGGTGCGGTTGCTTGAAAGCACTTGGCCCGGGCCGCTGGCGCGGGTCACGGCCAGCGCGATCAGGCTCCGGCCGCTGGAGTCCACCGGGAAATGGCTGAGCTGCAGCGTCTCTTCACCGCTGATTGCTTGCGCCACCGATTCCACCTGGTAGTAGCGATTGAACACATCGGCGGGCTCACGGCTGCTGGAGTTCTGCAGGTAGATCTGCACAATGTCGCCCTGTGCGATGGTGCCGGTCTGGCTGCCGGCCTTGAGCCGCACGGTGGCGGTGTGCGTGCTCAGCGTGCGCCTGGCATAGAGGTAGGCGCCAACCCGCGCCGCGTGATTTTCGGTGGTGGCGTATTGGCTCAGGTCGTGCTGCTCAACCGGGCCGCTGGCATTGACATCGCCCACCGCCAGGGATCGCACGATCGGCACATCGGTGGCCTCTTGCTGCTGGCGCCACAGCATCGCCATGGCCACCGGCCGCCGGCTGCTGGCTTCGGCGTAGTCGATCTGGAAGCTGTCGGGGATAATTGCCGCTTCCGTCAGGCTCCAGGCCGGTGTGATCGTGCCGGTGTTGATGCTGCCGTCTGAGTTGGTGGGCAGCAGCGGGCGCAGGCCAAACTTGCCGGCGATCTTGGTTTCTCGCAGCAGGAAGTCTGGCAGCAGCTTGATCAGCCAGTCGCCCAGGTTGGTGGAGCTGCTGAACTCTCCATTGGCCCACAGGCCGTTGGCTTCAACAAACCGGGCCGCAGCGGTCAAGCTGTCGAAATCAATCAGGGCATCGGGCACCCGGCCCGAGCGCTGCAGGGCCCACAGGATCAAATCGGCGATGTTGTCGCTGCTGCCGGCGGTGGAGTCGAGCAGCCGGCCGCGCGCGAGGACCAGGCCATTTCGCACGAACACATTCCAGCCGATGCGCCACTGATCAGATCCGCCGGCATAGGTGCCGCTGAATTCGATGGTGGTCAGGCCCTGGTAGTTGCCGCCGCCGCCGGTGAAACTCGGAGGCGCCCAGGAATAGCCGCTCTGGACCGTGGCAACGTTGCCGGCGGCCCATGACCCAGCGCGCTGGTTGTAGTTCTGGCTGTAAACGGCACCAGGGCGGCACTCACCCTGGCGCACATCGCGCACCTCGACATCACCCAGCAAGCCCTCACCCAGCACGCAGTGGTAACGCGCCGTGATGGTGGTGGAGGTGTTCTCAAAGCGAGCTTCAGTCGCCTTGGGGAAGGTCAGCACACCACCCACGTTGCCGCGCCTCCGGCCGAAGATGACCGGCAGCGGCTCGCCCACCACCATGGCCGCCTGAGGCACATTCAGCGGCGAGTTGCCGGCAGCTGCGGCGGCGTTGGCCGGTGGTGGCAGCTGGCCGGTCAGGGCCGCCGCAGCCACGGTCATCGTGCCGTAGGCCTGCGCCGCTGCTGAACTCCCCGAGGAGCTGGCGCTGCTCTTGAGCGGCAGCATGTTCACGCTGAAGCCGAAGTCGTTCATAGCCGGCACGGCACTCCGATCAGCGGCGTGATGGCCGTGCGCGGCGGGAACTGCGCACCCACCGGCGACAACGCCGAGCCAAGCTTCCAGGTGATCTGCGTCAGGCTGGCGCTTG